TGCTGTCCAGATTCCACGGTCTGCAATGTTCTCCCGTTTCATCTGCATCTTCTGGTCATAGGCGTTTACATACGACGCAAGTTCCTGATACGACGTGTCGATAAACGGTTCCAGTTTTTCTTCGCAGACCTTGTTAAGTAGGGATACAACTGCTGCTTTGTCGCCAGACTTAGAACTAAGAAATTTATCAACAACAGGTCCAAGGTTAATATAGATTGAGTCAGTGTCAGATGCAATGACATAATCTGTGTCTTGAGTTTGTAACAGGTTATTTAGATACCCGTTCATCTTATTTTCAATCCATCGTATAGATGTTTGTCCTGAGAGAGTGATGGCTTCGGCGTTAGCAAGCTTGAAGAAACGGAAGTACTGGTTACCAATGGCACCATAGCAAGAGTTGAGAGCAATCTTTCTAGCCATCTGGAAGTTATTGTATTTGGCAATATCTTTCTCTAGTTGTTTGGTCGGATTCTTCTCATACTCCTGTTTGGCCTGGAGCATTTTCTTCTTATATATTTTACGTTCTGCATACATCTTCTCCATCAGTTTAGGCATGAACCCTCTGATATCTTTACGAAACATAGCCCCATTGGCGCACACGGCATAGTCCTTGTACATCTCAAAGGTCAGTTCCTTATTCAGGATTTTATCGATTGTTGCAGACGGATGCTTCTCCTCAACCAGAGTCTCAGGAGAGATGTTGTACTGCATCATCAGGTGTGGATACAGGGAGTTAAGGTCAAACGATACCACCCAGTCGTAGACACCAGGTTCAGGTTGTTTCACATAGGCACCCTCATACCTCTTATCCTTATCACTCCGGTCACGGGGAGGGATCACAATGTCTCTCTTTTTCAGATAGTTGTAGATGATAGTGTCCCACATACGGACCTGATACATCACATCGACAAAGTTCACCTTGGCGTCATATGCCATGGTCAATGCCAACTCAATCAGTTTCATCTTGTCTTCCATCCGGTCAACAAGTTCCACGTCAACGATGTTGTAGTCTACAAACTTCTTCCAGTTACCATTGTAGAAGTCTTTGAAGGTATCAAACTCACTGTGGTCTAGTTTCTTCTGACCGAGTTCAACTTCTGCAATATAATCCAGTCGATAACTCTCTCGGTTTGTATAGGTAAACTTCTTATAGAGCTCCAGATAATCCAGTGTGGTGACACCAGCAATATCAAAGATATTGAATTCACGACCATTGATGTAAACCTGTTCTTGACTGACGATACCCCATGGTGACATGAGTTTGAGTTTCTTTGTTCCCATGATCCGATCAATACGACCACAGAGATATGGGATATCATATAGGCGACAGTTCCAACCTGTCACAACCTCAGGGGGATTGTTACTCCACCAATACAAGAATGAGTTAAGCATTGCAACCTCATCCTCAAAGTGATAGTAGGTCACATTATCTTGTGATGGTGTATAAGGCTTTCTACCCCAGGTCTTAATCTGTTTTGTGGCATAGTCCTGAATAGAGATGGTCAACATCTCTTCAGCACAATTCTCAGGATCAGGGAATCCCTCTTCTGATTTAACCTCAATGTCGATTGTTACAAGATTGATCTTCTTGATATCAAACTTGATCTCATCTTCAGGATATTTGTCTGATATGTATTGGAATACATATCGATCATTACCATAGATCTTAAAGTTATCTACCTCATCATACTTCTTGTAGAACTCTCTACAATCTCTTACCGTTCCCGGTTGAATAGGTTCTACATTTTCTCCCTCAAGAGTTTTATACTTTGATTCACGTTTTGATTTAACATAGAGAGTGGGAGAATACTCCTCCTTGAATTGAACACTTTGTCCATTCTCATAACCACGGACCAGGAAGTTGGCTCCAACAACCTGGACATTAGTATAAAACCTCATTCCTTCACCAGGGTTTCGTATTTGTCAATTAGTTTACCGTTTGGGTCAGCCATAGTCAAGATTTTGTCAGAGTGAATCATGAACGTGTTTTGACTAGTCAGACTCACCAACCAAGGGGCCAGTGTGCCATCATCACTGATTACAAATGGTTCAATCAATTTACAATCAGGTTCGCCCAGTTCAGTTGTCACCTCTTCAATCTGAGTTATCAGACTGATGTCATTAGTCAACAGAATCAGTTTTAGATTTTTCATACTTTTCGACTCCATCAAGGAACATGTTTTCTACTTGTTCAATCGGTTCAACGATTGTAACCACCCAGTCTGAAGGGATGGGAATGGTTTTATCTTTACTCATTGGCATCCATGGAAGGAGCTGGATCTTAGAAGGAATCTTAGAGGATCCTTCCGTTCTCTCTACATTACTGACCAGATTAACACGACATGGATATTGTAGATAGTAACCAACTACTTTATCTTCTACCAACATCTCAGTGACATCAGCGATTACGTCTTCTCCAGACTTCAACAACAGCAATCTTGTACTCATGATTCTACTTTTACTTCGGGTTTAGTTTTGTTCTCAGCCTTGACTTCGACAGGGGCAACAGGATCGGGTACAGGATGATACCTTCTGTACCTTACAGTTTCAAAGGTTTCAAAAGTCTCCTCTGGATTACCATAGGATGTTTTCTTTCGTTGTTCTACGATCTCATCGTAAGGATCTGATTTGATAGAGGGCCATAGTTTGTGTGCGTTCTCAGTAACTTTACGACTGATAACCTCATACTCAACACCGTCACCAGTGGTGGGAAGGACAACATCAACGTGTTCTTTCTTGGCTGCCATAGGACATTTTCACTCACAGGTATCATACCATAAAAAAAGCCGGGTGTCAATGATAGTGGCCATTGAACCCGGACGGCGACGATATGTTTTATTTAGATGTAGTCTCTTCGTTGGTGGTGTTCGGGAACAACTTTAGTGAGGGTGATTGAGAGAAGTCCGTCTTCAAATACGACGTTGGTGACTTCTGTATCTTCAGCGAGGGTCCAGGCTCTGTCAAAGTTTCTTTGAGCCAATCCCTGGTGGATAAACGTCCTTTCCTCAGTGGGAGCTTCCTTCTTCCCTTCGACATAAAGTTTTCCATACTCGGTGTAAGCATGTACCTCCTCTTTCTTGAACCCAGCTAATGCGATTTCCAAACGCGTCTCAGTACTATTTACCTGAATGACGTTGTAAGGTGGATAGTTGTGAACAGATGTATTGAATACTCTATCAAAGTATTCATCCATACCGATGGAATTTTTTGCAATCCTATCCATGAGCTGATCCAAGTTGGCAGCATTATACTTTGCAAGTGTCATGAGACTTCTCCTTAATAAGCGAGAGTGTGTTGTGTGGACCCCGAAGGCATCCGTTGGCGTCAAAGGGGGAGCGGAACCCCCTAACCTCTGACATACTAATTATACCACAAGCATGAAAAAAGCGGGTGTGGAAACCCGCTTGTTGTTGTTCGGTTGTCTGGGATCGAAGTCTGGATCATACTCCGGTTCCCTTGGATCGATACGGGGATCCCACCAAAAGTACATACACTGATCTAGTCTGAGTGTCTTAAGTGGTTTGGATAGTTCCATTAACCCTCCTCTTCGGGTTTACCTCTCTTACCAATATTATACTTCTGTTCCAGAGTCCAATCACTCTTATCCTTATATGACAATACCTTGATCTGGTTCAATGGTGCAATATCCAGAACACTATCTTCTTTGACTATCGTAATGAGTCCCCAATCAGCAAGAAGCTTAGTAATACGATTCCTACGCTGAACATCATTAATAGTAAGATTAGCGTATTTACCATCAAGAGCAAACAACTCTTTGAAGTGAACGATGAAATACTTACCTTGTTTATGAAGAATGTGACAAGACTGATACAGTTTCTTCTCTTTTCTAGAAGCAACTCCGATACGAGTCAGTGTCTCTCTCACTTTAAGAAAGTCATCAGGTTCGTTAAGTCTGATCTCAACCATCTGGCTCTGAGACCAATTAACCTGAGGTTCAACAGTATTTGTCATTTAGTACCACCAGTGTCAAGTCGTTGTTTGATAAAGTCAATTTGTTCATCAGATAAGATTTTCAGAACTTGAGATGCTTTCTCGTTACTATAACCATAGTATTGTTTGACATACTCTATGTCTGATACCTTCTCCTTACGTAACCAAGGAGAAAATCTCTTCTTCTTTCTCAATATATTTAGATAAAAATTATATTGCATGTCTTTATCCAGGAAATGATACCGGTTCATTTCGTTGGCAAACAACACACAATCCAAGTGACCTGACAGACACTTGTTGACAATAAAGGGTGGATACTCTTTGGCAAGAGTAGAGTCTTCCTCAATAAGATTCTCCTTATTGAAGTTGATAGAATTCAACCAGTCCTTTAGTTCCATATCAAAGAATCAACTTCTTACTAGGGGTCTCGATCTTAGAAAAGATCTTCTTGTAGTTCTCTACAACCATGTCTTTGGCATCGATGATATAGACAATATAATCCCTAGAGATTTTGATTGTAGAGTCATCTGCGGAGAGATAAGACCAAGGAGAGAATCCAATCTGACCCTGTGCATTGGGAAGTGCTACCAATGCATTTTCTACCTCAACGTAATCATCTGTCTCACTAATCTGGGTGTAGATAATCTCTTCACCTGTGTTCATTCGTAATACTTTGACTTCCATGATTTAAATTAGAGTGATAATGTATACCATAGACCGTCATACCTGTCATTGTCAACCAATAAAGTGCAATGGCCAGTGTACCAACGGTCACCATTTTACCAGGATACTTACAGAACTCGTTATTCCTGCCTAGTTTATTTTCTACATCCGTGTAGATG